ACCAGCTTGTTATCAACTAACGTACAGAGGTTGCAACTACTGGTCATGTTATCTCATTCATTTGAATGAGTGGTTTGACAAAATCTTCGACTCAGAGGGGGACTAAGGTCTCCCTCTTTTTTTTGTGTAAATAGTTACACAGTCTAGGGCACACAACCCATATGGGTATGAGTGTACAGAGAACCGCATTTACAGCGTAAATCAGACGAGTGCGCTGAGATCTGGAACCAATGGTATGAGTGGCGTTACACCCGCCCTGAGGACCCCCTGGCACCTTCTGTGGCTAGGGAGTTGAGGTCTCAGTGGGGTCAGTGTTGTATCGAACTTGGAGACATGGTTCAGGAGACTTTGAGAACTGATCCTTACTACAAGGGCTGGGAGAAACTGGTAAGGGTTGACAAGAAACCCAAACCTAGATAGAATAACTCTGCCAGGGTTCAAGGGACATGAACAAAGCTAAACTTAAAGTTCTTCTGGCCGCTTTGAAAGAAGTAGTAGAGGAACTAGAATCAGAAATCTATTCCGATACTGACGCATACTTAGAAAGTGATCCATATGGATCTAGTGATTTAATTAACGATTACATTGAGGTCTTTGACGATGACGATGGCTACCCAGACTGATTGGCGTTATAGTGATGAACGCATGAAAATTAGAGAACAGGTTCTCAAAGTTCTCCTTTCAAAGTTTGGACATCAATTAGAGAATGGTGTGCCAAAGTATTCCTCTCAATCCATTTACGAATGTGCTCATGATTGGGTATCACAGGGGAATGTAAATAGTGACGGTGTTATCAAATGCTACTTGGAGCATTACGCCAATGTATGAAGATCTAGATTGTTTCGAAAAAGCCTTATCACACTTCGGAACCAGAGTTGATATCATCATTGCCATGGAGGTAGGTGATAAGATAGACTCTGAGACTGCTTACCAGATGATCAAGAAAGAACTGAAGGAAGTAAAGAAGATTCGCAAACAACACAAAGAAACCAATTGTGAGGAGTGTTAATGACTGTTAAACTTGTATCTGTGACTCCTGATGCAGAACAAACCATGGCCTATGTGGCACGGGTGAGTAATCCTGCTAATCAAGACAACGATAACTATGCAGGTCTTCTGCGTTACTGCATCAAACATAATCATTGGAGTGTGTTTGAACAATCTTTCATGACTCTTGAAGTTGAGACCACTAGGGCTATCGCGGCCCAGATTTTGCGTCACCGTTCGTTCACATTTCAAGAGTTTTCTCAACGGTATGCTGATAGTTCCTTACTCTCGAAGGCGATCCCTCTTCCAGAACTCCGTCGTCAAGACACCAAGAATCGTCAGAACAGTATTGATGACTTGGATCCGTTCATGGTTCAAAGGTTAGAGATGCAGATGCAAACTCTATTTGATTCTTCCATGGCTCTGTATCAACAGATGCTTGAGTCTGGTGTTGCAAAAGAGTGTGCTCGTAATGTTCTTCCTCTGTGTACTCCTACTCGCATCTACATGAGTGGCTCTTGCCGTTCATGGATCCATTATATCAATCTTCGTTCTGCAAATGGAACTCAGAAAGAACACATGGAAGTTGCAGAATCTTGTAAGAAAGTATTTGTCGAACAGTTTCCCACCGTTGCAGAAGCCCTTGAGTGGGTCTAAATAACATCACCCCCTTTGTTTATTATGCCGACTTATCCTGTTATCAATAGAGAAACTGGTGAACAAAAAGAAGTGACAATGAGTTTCACTGTTTGGGACCAGTGGTTAGAAGATAACCCAGGTTGGATTAGAGACTGGTCTGATCCATCCACTGCTCCCATGGCCACAGAAGTGGGGGACTGGAGGAACAAACTCGTTTCCAGAAAACCAGGCTGGAACGAGGTACTAGAACGCGCCTCTCAAGCACCTGGATCCAAAGTCAAGAAAATCTAGTATGGCTTCAAGAAAAAGAAAGTCTCAAGATCCAATTGGAATTGGCATGACCGCTAAACAATTGAAAAGGAAGAAACCAATTAACACGGACTTCCTAGTTGACATTGAACCTCTTACACCAAACCAAGAGAAATTCTTCGAAGCGTATAAGAAAGGTCAACACATCTTTGCATATGGATGTGCAGGTACAGGTAAAACATTTGTTGCACTCTATAATGCACTGAAAGATGTGTTGAATGAGTACACTCCATACAAGAAGATCTACATCGTCAGATCTCTTGTGGCCACCCGTGAGATCGGGTTCCTTCCTGGAGACCATGAGGACAAGTCGGCCCTCTATCAGATTCCATACAAGAACATGGTCAAGTACATGTTCGAAATGCCTTCTGATGCAGACTTTGATATGCTCTGGGGCAACTTAAAAGCTCAAGAGACTGTATCGTTCTGGTCTACTTCATTCATTCGTGGTACAACCTTTGATGATTGTATTCTGTTGATTGACGAAAGTCAGAACTTGAATTTTCACGAACTTGATAGTATAATTACTCGTGTAGGTGACAACTGTAAGATCATGTTCTGTGGTGACGCAGTTCAAACTGATCTGCAGAAGACCTACGAAAAAAATGGTATTCTTGACTTCATGAGAATCATCGAACAAATGGAAGAGTCATTCTGCATGGTTGAATTCCAAGTAGAAGACATCGTTCGTTCTGGCCTTGTGAAAGAGTACATCATGAAGAAAACTGCCCTAGGTCTCTAATGAATCGAAATTTTGTTAATCATCTTGGTGATGTTGAACTAGAAAAGAAAGAGACTCCTGGGTGTCGTCTTTACCAACTGCCAAATGGTGACTGGGTGCCTTCGATCACCTCAGTCACCTCTTTCTATAACCGCGAAAAATTTATTAAGTGGAGACAGAGAATTGGTGAGGAGAAGGCGAATCAAATCACTAGAAAGGCTACGAGCCGCGGCACGGACTTCCACGAGGCCGCACAGAATTATCTTGAAGGGAAACCACTTGACTGGTCGAGTCATCTTCCCGCGACGCAATTCATGTTCCAGGCTTGCAAACCAATCCTTGATCGTATTGATAACATCCATGCTATTGAAAGGACTCTTTTTAGTGAGTACCTTGGTGTTGCTGGTCGTGTTGATTGCATTGCGGAGTTTGATGGGGAGCTTGCTGTCATTGACTTTAAAACTTCAGACTACATTAAACCAGAGGAATGGTTAGAAAACTATTTTGTTCAAGAAACCTTCTATGCATGTGCGTATTATGAAATGACAGGAATACCTGTCAAGAAACTAATCACTATCATGCAAACTCCTAACGGAGAGAACCATGTATTTGACAAAAGAAACAAAGACGAGTATATTAAGCTACTAGTTAAGTACATTAAGAAATTTGTTACTCATAGACTTTCCGATGCCCAATAAAGAAGTAGACAAAGCTCTTAAAGACAAGTTTCTTTGTCAAACTAAGTTCACAAAAGATATTGAAAACTTAGTCAAGAGTGATCCCGACTTCAATTATATCGATGCAATCGTTTACTATTGCGACGAGAACAAAATTGAGTTAGAATCTGTCCCGAAGTTGATCTCCAAACCCTTGAAAGAAAAACTCAAGGCCGAAGCTATGGATCTCAATTTCTTAAAACGTACATCCCGTGCTCGATTGCCCCTGTGAAAGTGACCCCATTTGAAGTCTACACAACCTATCTTGGAATGAAGAATCATTTCACCAAGGATAAGTATGATTTCATTAAATATAGTGGAAGAACCCGTGCATCTGTTGCGTCTTTTAATAAACGACGTGACAGATATTTTTTTGAGAGAATGTCCCGTAAAAAGGAAGACAGTGAAATTGTAAATTATTTCATTGCCAACTTTACTTCTCATGATGATCCAAGTAAAGTGTGGATAGGAGAGATTATCCAGAATGGAGAAACCAATTTCAAACAATGGCAAAAACGAAACCAGTCGTTGTCCTACATATTCGGAAACGAAGTTGAAGGAATCTTTACAAGAGATAATTTCGACAGTTACTTCAGCACTCAAGGCCAACATCCGAAGATCCTGAAGGCCTACATGAGGAAGGAAATTAGTCTGGAAACACTTGTCATTCTGGATAAAATCTTGGGTTTCAGATCTCGTCTTGATAAGAAACTGGATGACCCTATCTGGTGTACGGTTTCCCTCAAAATGAAGAAGTACGAACCCTTCCTAAATATCGACGTGTTCAAATTCAAAAGAATCCTAAAGGAGAAACTACTATGAGTTTTCTTGACAGTGAATACGTTCGTGCATCTCTTGTAGAGATCAATGAACTTCAAGAAGACATCTATGGTGACATCATGAAGTTTCCATCCATGTCGGATGAAGATAAGTATGAACACATTTCCAAACTGGAAAAACTTCTGGAAAAACAAAAGATTATGTACACTCGGGTCTCCCTGAGTGATGATCCAGAGGCCCTCCAGATCAAGGAGAACATCACCCAAGCAGCCAAAATGTTAGGTGTACCAGGGGAGGTGGACCCTGGGACTCTCTTTGATAATATGTACAAGACCATCTCAGGTCTGAAAAAAATGTTGGGTCAGACGCTTGACGACTGACTCCAGACCTGTTACGATGACTCTGCCACCACAAAGGCCAAATCCAAACAATCCGAGGTATCCGAATGTCTTTTGCAGACCTTAAGAAACAGTCCAAACTGGGTTCCCTGACCTCCAAACTGGTCAAGGAAGTTGAGAAGATGAATACTCCCGCAGGTGGTGATGACCGTCTGTGGAAACCAGAGATGGACAAGTCTGGTAACGGTTACGCCGTAGTCCGTTTCCTCCCTGCACCTGAGGGTGAAGACCTTCCTTGGGTGAAACTGTACAAACACGCCTTCCAAGGTCCTGGCGGTTGGTACATTGAGAATTCCCTGACCACTCTGGGTCAGAAGGATCCCGTGTCCGAACTGAACACTACTCTCTGGAACAACGGGACCGATGCGGGTAAAGAAGAGGCCCGCAAACAGAAGCGTAAGTTGGAATACTACTCCAACATCTACGTTGTGAAGGATCCTGCAAACCCTCAGAACGAAGGTAAAGTTTTCCTTTACAAGTTCGGTAAGAAGATCTTTGACAAGATCATGGGTGCGATGCAACCTGAGTTCGAAGATGAAGAGCCCATCAACCCCTTTGACTTCTGGGCTGGTGCAGACTTCAAGATCAAGATCAAGAAGGTTGCAGGTTACTGGAACTACGACTCCTCTGAGTTCGCACGTCCTGGTGCTCTCCTGGATGGTGATGATGATGCACTGGAGGCCCTTTGGAAGAAGGAATACTCCCTCCAAGAGATCGTTGCACCTGATCAGTTCAAGTCCTACGATGACCTGAAGAAGCGTCTGAACATGGTTCTGGGTAACGCTGCTCCCAAGTCTCGTCCTGTTGCTGAAGAAGTCAATGATGAAGATGACTTCCGTGGTTCCTCTCGTGAACTCACCGATGATCTTCGTGGTGAACTGAATAATCTGCAACCCACTGCTTCCTCTTCTTCTTACTCTGATGAGGATGAAGATGATGCACTCTCTTACTTCCAGAAACTGGCTGAAGAGTGATGGGAGAAGCTGTTCACGCATGGAACACCATGGGGTATGGAGAGGGTTTCCTCTTCTCCCTGTGGGTGATCGGAATGTACTACATTAAACTGCGAATGGATCGAAAATTTGGGCGATGAGTAAGAAAAAGACTATCTGGCGTTTATGGGCTAAAGCACTTGGAGAAAAACCAACTAAATGTGACAGAGAGTCTGATACTATTGCTTGGATACGCACCTTTATTTTTGTTTCTTACTTGGTCACTAATGTGGCTATTGTTGCTAATGCCGTAAGACATTGGAACGATGTGCCGGCCACCAAAAACGCTACTTGTTTCCAAAAATAGCGGAAAAAAAATTCTGGGGCTTTTTGACCTGCCAGGGTCAGCCCCAGTTTTTTTGTATTATTGGAATTCTGTGTTTTTCAGTGTTTTAGTGATATAGTTCGAATTCTTCTCATAATTCATTATTGTCTTCAAATCTCTTATAACTTGTGGTAAGAGGTCTCTGCGAATTAACTGAATATTTCTCTTTCTCTCATTTAACTGAATTTCGTTCTCAAATACGGAAACTGACTTTATAGGAGCCACGGTCTTTAATTGACCAGCTTTAGTATAAGTCACAGTAAACGTTTTATCAACAACTTTTCCTGCAGGTACGATCAGATTGTTGTTGTAGTCTCTCCATTCGATCGTCTCATAGTGATGAATGGACACCAATTGATCTGCGGTGTATTTTTCATTCAATACGATATTTAAGTCATATTCGGCTAAAGGCCATTCGGACCTGACATCTATGATATTGTTGGAAGTTAAGACAACCCAGTCAAAATCTGGATTACCATAGAACTTTTCTGCAACTTGGTCTGGTCTGTCGTTCCCAACAATTTTGTATTTTTCAAAAAGTGTAGCAACAGTTGCAAAATCATCTCTCAGTTTTGCACGACGAAATAAATTTTTTACCTCAACAGTATCTGTACTCGACTGTTTGTCGTTGAGTAAAGACTGGTATTTTAAGTTTGGAAGGTAAGAAAAATAGTTAGCCATTAGAATGCTACGTCGTCTTCTGGGAAGTTACCAAGTTCATAATCATCATCGTAAATAGGTGCAATTTCACTAAATCCCATAGTTATCAAAGTTGTTACTGGTTGAGAGTCTGGGCCATATGCTGCGAAAGATCCAGTTCCTCCAGTGTAGTCAACTGCCAAGTTTGTCAATGCACAGGTCTTAAACTTATTTAATCCCAATACTTCACTATTTACAGAAGCACCTCTTCTGTATTCGAGTCTGAATACATCTGGTGTTCCAAGTAGTAGGTTTGATCCTCCTTGAAAACTGCCACCATTTCTCTTGGCTGCCATTCTATATTTTAAAGTTCGAATAATTTTTCTTACTGCGATTGCTTCTTCTTTACTTCTTGGTGATAGTCTATATGTGAAGTTAAAGTTTCTTAAACCAGGACCAGCAAATAATAATTCAAGGTTTTCGTTCAATACTGCACCCTGAATTTTTGATAAAAGAACACCAGGATCTATATTAACCTTAGCTTTGCTTGCAAGGTCTGTTACCGTTTGTAAGAGAAGTCTTTGTTTAGCAAATCCAGATCCAGCCACATTTTTAAAACCCTCAGCGAGTCCTTGGAGTGCGTCACCAACTATTTTGGTAATATTTTCATCCGTTTCTCCTCCCAGTATTGCTTTGATTGTGGGATTTAATAGTTCTCCCGCTACACCACCTTGTCTTCCCTCTCCCCATGCAACTCCGTTTTGATCGGAGATTTGGTTTGGCATTGGAAGAACAATAGTTTCAAGTAATTGTTCATTTTTAGTTCTTAAAAATTGAGAAGATGTTTCTGGGTTGATATTTACACCTTCTAATTTTCCTGCAGGAATATACTGTGCTGCTGTAATTGTGAAGTGGTCTTGGATTTGAATATCCATGTCAATAGGATATTTCAAAACTTTGTAACCAGATACTGCTTGGTCGTAAAAATAATTTGGTGTTTGTGGGAAAGGTATGACCGAGTTTAGTTCTTGTTTTGAACTTACTTCTGGACCATAATTATCATCATTTTGCAACTCTGCCGAGTCTTCGGTGTTTACCTTTGAGTTGATTGATTTCTTTTGTATATCTCCATCACCAGCAGCTATTTCATCTTTTAATTTTTGTATTTCTTCGGGAATTAGTGCATCTATGTATAGATCTAAGGCCTCATTTCTAAAGTCATTCAGTGTTTTTAATTGATTGCTTCCGAACACTGAATTGATGAGTTCGTCTGAAGCTCCATCAAGAAGATTTGGTGAAAATTCACCTATCTTTAAATCTGTTATATCCGATTCTGTAAAAACTAAGGTTCCAGTTCCATCCTGATACTCAGACTGAGTTGCAGAATAAACTGAGTATGCTTTCGTGTCTGTGTTTACGATAACGTATGTATTGTTATCGGAATTATACTTTCCTTTAACTAATGCCATCAGATTTTATCCCCTCTCCACGCACGGTACGAAGGGAAACGTCTCCCTGTATCTAGTTTGATAAACTCTTCAGTTGGTAACATGGATACGTCTGCCATTTCAGATTCTGGAACTCTCATCATGTTACCCTGTACCCCTTCAAAATTATACCTATGCAAGGTTTTTTTGGGCACAGTTATTCCATCTGCACTATTTATTAAGCCTTTTGCGACAGCCTCTCTTAATTTAGGCGATAAGTAGTGCATATTTGCACCGACGAATCCTTTTTGATCAACACTTATCACATAAGCTAATGGATATTGATCATAATATTTGAGTCTTTCTGGTTTTGTTGCGTTATAATTGAAGAAATACATTTCTCCAACTTGTGCGGGCCCAGATTCTTCTCCAAATGAACCTGGATCATCGTATTCTGAACCTTGGTAGTTTCCAAGAGTCTCTATCAAGGCATCACGATATTGTTGCCGTGTTCCTTGTTTTCCAACTTGTGCCTTGACAATAGAGAGAATACTCATTTGATTCCTAATTCTTTTTCTGTGAAGATTTTGAATTCCCAGAGTCTATCTTTACAGTATTCTCTCGCTGCTTCCCATTTGGCCTGATTGGTTCCCCAAGTGTAGACCTCATTCAACCAGGTCTTAGTTCTTTTGGTTGGATTTGGATCTGGTTGTTTGCACTGTTTTGCTGGTTTTACTTCAACCATTACTTTTCTAATTTTTCCAGATGCATCTTTGTACTTGATCATAAAATCTGGAAAATATCGATGCCAACGGCCATCGACTGGTGATTTGTATGGAATTGCAATCTCTTCACTTTGCCACTGAATTACTGCATCGTTTTTGTCGCAGTAAACCATAAATTTTCTTTCCCACAGTGATCTATAAACGATCTGTGTGGGATCACCTTTATACTTTTGTGGATTTGATGGTTTAAACCTTCCACTATAAGCCATCTAAATAACCATAACAAGCCTTCTAATATTTAGAGCCACCATGGCATCAAACAAGTTTAAAGGTGGAAAATATCAGATTGAAAACCTGAGAAGTCGTTTTCAAACAGTCGCCACCGACAACGACTACCAGGTATTTTTTAGTTTAGGATCTGCGGTTCTTGATGAAGCCACCGCACTTGGAATTGATGTCAGTTTTATTACTGAAGATCTTGGTCTTTATGTGAGTGATGCTGTTCTACCAGGATCAAGTTTTAATGATGTTGAAATAAGTGGAGACAGACAGGGCATCATCGAAAGAAATGCCGCTGGTAGAATATATGATGATGTTACTTTTACTTTCTATGTTGATAGAAATTATGACACTCTGAGATTCTTTGAGATTTGGCTTCAATACATCAATCCACTTTACGGTGCAACGAGTGGTGAGAACACATATGTAACCAAATTAAATTATCCAGATGATTACAAATGTGAGATGGCAATCACCAAGTTTAATAAAGATCTTGACACTGCGGCCTTTGAGGTAGACTTCAACAACTTTGTTCAAACTGCAAAACATCAACTAGGTTATAGATTCTTCCGTGCATGGCCATATTCTTTGGCATCAACTCCCATTAGCTATGGTGGCATCAATCTTCTGAGATGTAATGTCACGTTTAGATATGACCGTTACATTGTAAGCGAAGTTACATATCCACGAGCTCCTGAAGTTGGTGGACCAATTAGAGTTCCTTTTGTTGGTGGTGCTGCACCAGTTGGAGAACCTCAGGGAGAGAAGAAACCGATTGATCAACCAACACAGACTCAGAATAAACCTACAGGAGTTCCAGTTTCTGCTGGTGCTGCTGGTGCAGGTGGAGTTAAATACAAACCTGCGGGTATGAGCACTGGTGAAGCAATAGCCAGTGGACAACTTTATAATGATATAAATCTTACCTCCAAATACTGACTATAAATATTCATACTGAATAAGTTATTATGCCCTTACCAACTATTGCAACTCCTACGTTTGAACTGACTTTACCATCAAACGGAAAGAAAATTAAGTACAGACCATTCCTCGTAAAAGAAGAGAAGGTTCTCATTCTTGCATTGGAAGGTGGAGAAACCACAGAAATAACAAGATCTATTAAAGACGTTCTAAAGGCCTGTATTCTGACAAGGGGCGTTAAGGTAGATCAATTGCCAACTTTTGATATTGAGTATTTGTTCCTCAATATCCGTGGTAAGTCTGTTGGTGAAACTGTAAATGTGGTTGTAACTTGTCCTGATGATGGCACGACTCAAGTCCCTGTGACGATTGGTGTCGATGAGATTGAAGTTATCAAAAGTGATGATCACACCACCGACATTGATGTTGATGGCAAATATAAGTTGAGAATGAAGTATCCTTCATTGGAACAGTTTATCAATAATAACTTTAACTTCACCGATGAAGAACAAGATGTTTTCAAGTTGGTAGCTTCATGTGTTGATCTTGTCTATGATGATGAGACTGTATATGATGATTTTACCGAGAAAGAAATGATCAAGTTTCTGGAACAGTTCAATTCAAAACAGTTCCAAGAAATCGAAATGTTCTTTGAAACAATGCCAAAACTGTCACATGTAATCACTGTGACCAATCCTAACACTGGTGTTGAAAATTCCGTTAAACTGGAGGGTCTCTCAAGTTTTTTCGGTTGAGTATGGCTTACATGTCAGCTGAGTCATACTATAGTTTGAACTTTTCGTTGATGCAGTACCATAAATACTCTTTGACGGAAATTGAAAACATGATGCCATTCGAGAGAGACATTTATGTGAATCTCTTGAAGAACTACCTTGAATCAGAAAAACTGAAACAACAACAGGAACACGGTCTGGGTTAATGGCAGAACCAAACAACCAATATGAAGCAATAGGCCCCAACCCATTTGGTTTAGATCCTCGTCTCAGCGACGCGGCTTGGGCTGCTGCTCTGGCGGGTACTTTTCTAACTCCTATTCCTGGTGATGAGGCTCTTGTTGCTGGTGCTGGTGGTAGGGCTCTATTGAGTAGAAGTCTTGGTGGTAGAATATTTGGCGCGGGTGCTCGACTTGGAAAGGGTTTATTTGGTGCTGCTGGAAGGGCATTTAATTTTGGAAGAAATATATCCTTTGCTTCAGACCTTTTAGGTTTGGGTGATAAAGATAAAAAGACAGAAGATAATCAAGAATCAAAAAGACAAGCACAACAATTTATTCGCAGTTCCTCCCTTGGTGCGGGACAAGAGGCCTACGATGATTCTCCAGATGTAATTCAAGGAGAAAGTGAGGCTGTTTCTCCATATTTACCTCCAAGTGTTTCTGCACCAGAACTGATTCCTCCAGAGCCACCACCTGTAACTGGAGATCCAACAACTGATTATATTGTAAGACAATTAGACGCAATCAATTCAAACATATCTGCGATTGCTGGTGCTCTCACATCTTCTATAATTGCCGATGAAGAATATCGACAAGCCGTAATTGCACAACAGAAAGGAGCTGTGGCGGCGAGAGGTCAAACAAGATCTAGGGAGAGAACTGAAAGAAGAAAAGGAATGATGCGATATGTGAGAGAACAAGCTGCTAGTAGATCTGTCGGTGCTGCAAAGGGTGTATTTTCTGCAGCTGCTCCTGGTCTTGGTGCTTTTGGGTTACTTTCTGCTATTAATGCATTAGATGGTGCAAAAGATTGGTTTGGTGAACAATTTGATGGTTTAAAAGACTGGTGGAAAAATGTATGGGATAAAATTACGGGATTTGACTATGGCAATCTTATAGACCTTGACTGGTGGAAAAATAAGACTGATGAATTAGCTCCTGACTGGATGAAAGATTTGTGGAGTAATGTAACTGGTTTTGACTATTCCCAACTTCTTCAACCTGATTGGTGGAAGAATAGTATTGGATCTGCCTTTGAATGGATGCAACAAGGCATCGGTAGTATGATGGGTGGATCACAAGAAGAAAAACTAAAGACAAAAATCAGACAGGCTGAAAGTGGTTCTGATTATGGAACTTTGTTTAGAAAATATCTGGAAGGATTTTCTAGAGGTGATGAAAAGGCCGATCAGATGTCCATTGGGGACGTTGTTAAACTCCAAAAAGATTACCTCGCATATCAAGAATCAATAGGTATTCCAGCAAATAAAAGGAGTGCTGCTGTAGGTGCATATCAGATGCTTTATCCAGATGTTGCTGCTAAAGCACTTGGGATTCCACTCACTGCAAAGTTTGATAAAGCCATCCAAGATAGACTTGCTGATTATTATCTAAACATTGCTGGGTATAAAGACTTTAAAGCTGGAAAAATAACTGCGGAACAGTTCAATGATAGATTAGCTGGTCAGTTTGCTGCTCTTAAAAAAACAAGTGGTAAAGGTGCCTATGATGAAGATGGACTCAATAAGGCTTATGATAGTGTTCTTGATATATTGAAAAGTTCCGATTCTGGATTTGTAATGCCCGATCTAGGTCTTAGTGAAGCTGCTTCTGGTGTGATCAATCAAATACAACAGTTTGGTTCTGGTGTTTTTGAGATGTTAGAACCTATTATTATTGATAATTCTAAGAAACAATCAAATCTAAACACATCACAACTTAGTGGTGGAAGTGGTTTAATTGAGACTCTTGATCCATTTAATCCCAATTCTACACTTTATTCCCCTCTTCTTTTTGGTGGTAACTAATGGACATCAATCAGATTTTTGCTTCAAATAGAGTAAAACAATCTCTTGGTAGTCTTACAAATACTACTCAAAGTCTTGTTAGGATCATTCGTAAGGATGCACAAAAAAGAAAAACTGCATATGGAAGAATAACTGATTTAAATAAACGATTATCGAAACGAATATCTTATGTTTCTCCATCTGCTGCTGTAGGAACCATTGACGATACTCCACAGAGATCTTTTTCTTTTAGGCCTCCATCTGGAACTGGTATGTCATTGGCTGCATACGGTGGTCTTTCTGCTATAGATTTTTTAAATAAACTTTTCAATAAAAGTGAAGAAGAATTGAAAAAAGAGGATCCATCCTATGATCCTACCAAGATAAATCTTCCAGGCCCAGAAAATGTAAATCCTCAACCAACACAAACAACACCATTTACACCAGAACAGGAACAAGAATATGTTGATAGTCTTCCTCCTGGTGTGAGAGAAGACATGGAGAAAGGTGGTAAGACACAACCACCATCAATATTGGAATCTATTTGGGGTAGTCTGACAAATCTTATTGGTGGTATGTTTGGTGGAATGAAGCCAGGATCACCAATACCATCTCAATTTAGTCCTTTGACTGGTGTTTCTGGAAGTGTTAGAGTTGATGGTAAGAGAAATGCCATGTTGTCAACGGCATACAGTCCATTTTCTCCCGCTGATGTGAAAGAAAAGGACATACAAATTATTTCTGGAAAGGGATATAGAGAAAGTACCGATTCTGTTCACAAGGGGTTTGATGTCGCTGCACCAAATGGAACTCCACTATACGCATATCTTCCTGGAAAAATTACAAGAAAGGGTACAGATAGAGGTTATGGAAACTTTGTAGAGTGGAAAGATGATCAATATGGTCAGACCCACTTTTTTGCACACATGCAACATCCAACCTCCCTGAATGTTGGAGATACATTTAAACAAGGCCAAACTCTTGGATTGGTTGGTGCAACTGGTAGAGTTGATGGACCACATCTGCACTGGGAAATCGGGAAACAGGGGTCGGAGATAGATCCTATGAAGTGGGTTAATTCTCACCCAATCAAGGAGGAACCAGTAGAACCAACGAAAACATCATCCACGGTTAATAATCAAGCCAGAAAAATTAGTCAGGTTAATAAGATAGATAGTAGTAGTGTGGCCGTTGCGCCTGTTTCATCAAAGACTGACTATAAAGATATTTCCACATCAACTGTAAAGACTCAAATTCAACCAATAATCATCTATAGCTAATGAGTTATATAAAGAACGTAAAAATTTCTAATCTTGTTATAACTTCTCTGGATGGTTCGAAGACCGCAGAGGTAGGTAGTGGAATTGATAGTGTCATACAATTTGATTATTTTGAGAGTATTTTTAATCCATCGATAGAAGCGGTACTTACAATCGTAAGCAGAGATAAACTGACATCGAGACTGCCTATAATTGGGACTGAAAAAGTAACCATAACGATAACACATGACACTGGTGAACAGGACTTTACTTTCTATGTGCAGAGTGTAAATGAACCTCTGTCGGACTCAATGAGAAGTATTATTGTATTGAGTTTGACCACAGAAGATAATATCAAACAAGAGTTAGAACAATATAGACTTACATCTAGATACGAACCCACAGTAGCTATTGATGCCCATGTCAAAAATATCATGAATCTCTTGGGTACTGAGAAAGAAGTTGAGATAGAAAAGACTGCAAATTCTTATGGATTTTTTGGAAACTATTGGAGACCATTCAGAGGTATCTATTGGTTGGCTAAAAGATCTTTATCAAAAGAAGGACAAGATAGATCTGGATTTTTATTCTGGGAAACAAAGTCAAAATACAGATTTAAGAGTATTGACACCATCGCGGCTGATGCTGAAAAACTTTCGAAAGAAGGTAAAATTATAAATTATCAACAAAGAGATTATGTTTCCGATGCCAATGATGATAGTGATAACTTTGTGATTCACTCCCCATTTGTTGAGTATAATCAAAACATTTTATATCAACTTAGAAAGGCCGCATACGGAGACAATACAAAGTTTTTTAATCCTCATACTATGCCTCAGTCTTTCCAACCAGAAGATAAAACTGTCTATTCAGAGTCTTTTGGTAAGTCAGATCACTTCGGTACAAGTGATTTAACACAGAGAGAATTTGGAATTATGAACTCACCCAGTTCCATCGATGTTCAACCATTTGTTAGTGGAACAATGAATAAAGATGGTGCTGTCAATAATGAAGAAGACGATGATCCACACAAGTGGATGGGTCAGTCCAACATTAAATATCAGTCAATTATGTCTCAGTCTCAGAGAGTGACTATTCCAATGAACTTGACTCTTGAGGCTGGAGACCCGATTGTTCTTAATTTAATTTTGTCAAACGAGGGCCTTGACGATCACGGAAGTGGGGTGTATCTTATAAAGGACCTACGTCATACTATCAAATTTGGTGAGTCTGGTGTGCAATGCCTTACAAATCTGCGTTGTATTCGAGATAATTATGGAAATGTTGGAGTAAATCCAAAAATAATTTATTAAATAGTTAAAAGGAGTAAAACAAATGGAAAACATCGAAGCACACATTGAAGCAGACAAAAAGATTCTAGACGATCCACAAATCTCACCTCAAGCACGCAGACATACCGAAGAAGAACTTGCTGCGCTGAAAGCATACGCAGAGAATCATCCAGAAGATCATCATGATCCTACTTCTCTGGAACTTTATTGTGATGCCAATCCAAGCGCTCCAGAGTGTTTGGTCTATGATGACTGATAAATAATCTGTAAAGAATACTTGTTTGAATGAAAGAGGTATTATCACGCCCAGGTAGTATGGGATCTGATGGTCTCAGATGGTGGATTGGCCAAGTTGCGCCAAGATCTGCCTGGGCTGGTGCTGGACTTCTTATCAACGATAAAAGTTCTGGTAGATCCGATAATAAACCAGAACAAGAAATTTATTACAACCGAGTAAAGGTAAAGGTTGTAGGTTTTCATGATAAAATTGCAGATCCTAATGATCTGCCTTGGGCTCATGTGGTGAACAGCCCAAACGTATCGTCTGGATATGGATTTAAAGACTCTACACACTATCTTGAAGGTGGGGAAAGTGTATTTGGTTTTTGGTTGGATGGAGAAGATGAACAAAAACCAGTAATTCTTGGAGTCTTTTATAGAAATAGTATAGCAGAAGATCTCTCACAACCACTGAAAGGATCTGCTGCAACACCAACAAACGGTGCGGCTGTTCAAAATAATCTGGATCAAAAACCGACTGGTGGGACTGCTTCGACTAATGTAGCAACAGGAGAAACCACACCAGAGACAACTACTTCATATAATCCAAAATATAATCTTTTTACTGGTATAAGTGAAGATAAGAAAGTTGTAAGACCACATATTTCAAATGAAGCTAGTTCTCAAAAGGGAACTTCTGATGCTGCAGAAGCTCATCACACTTTTCTTGGTGTAAAAACTAGTAGACCCACATGTAAAAGAGATAATAGTATTGCTGAGATAACTGGTCTTCTTGGAGATTTCTCTGAGTTCTTGCTTACTGCTCAAGGATATGCAAATTTCTATGTGAATTTGATAACCAACACATTAATAAATTTAGATGAGGAAATTAAACTCATCGCAAAGAGCATTACAAAGATAATGACCTCTCTTTATACTGCCATTCGTGATGAAATTTTTGCAGAGATTGCAAAGAAAATACAGGAATTTATAAATGAAATTCTTCCAGAGGAAGTAAAACCACTTTTTGGTGATAGTATTAAAGGAACTGTAGATACAATTTATTGTATTTTTGAAAATCTGATTGAAGCCATACTCAACATAGTCGTTGACCTTCTTTTATCCCTTGTTGGTCAATTTGTCAATGGTCTTGTTTGTGCTGCAGAACAACTTACTGGTGCTCTGTTAAACAGCCTGCTCGATGCCATGGAACAGGCCATAAGTCCTATACTTCAAAGTTTGAATGAGACTTTAGGTGGTGCTCTTGGAAGTGTAAATCAGATAATCAATCAAGCTTTGGAAGCAGTTGGAATCGTATACAGTTTCATTGGATGTGACAAGTTTAAGTGCCCACTTCCTTCTAGATTTGATAATGCATATGGACCCACTCAGGCCCAGAAGGACAGCGCACAATCTATATTCTCTTCTATTTCTATTCTCAACATTCAAACCTCCACAGATGAAGATGGTAACTCAGTAACTGTTGGTGATTTGTTAAGTGATGCGGAGGACAACGCTGCTAGTATATTTGGTCCTCAGTCTCCAGAAGATCAAGCTCTTGCAGCTCAGGTCAATGCACTCGCTGGCGGATGTAATCCAAATATATTGGTGTGTGGTCCACCAACTATTGAGATATTTGGTGGTGAAGGTTTTGGTGGTGCGGCCAATGCAGTGGTAAATGAACTTGGCCAGGTGATTGGTGCGGACATTGTTGAAGCTGGTTTTGGTTACAGTTCTGAGTCACCTCCATATGTCACAGTTAAGGACGCTTGTAGTGAAGGTAAGGGTGCAAAGGCAACAGCAATCATTGATGATGAATCTGGTGAAATTATTAAAATCTTAATTGATAATCCTGGATATAACTATCCACAGAAACCAGGTAAAATTATAACGTCTACAGGAATTATCCCTGTCACTCAAGATCCACCAGAAGAAGCCATTATTGATAAAATTGCTCAGATTGATGATGTCATCGTTACCAATCCTGGATATGGATATAATCCAGGCGATACAATTCAAATCGATGGTGTTGATTTACCTGATGGTCTTCCAATCTTGGAACCAGTCATCGTTGGTGGAAAGATTGTAGATGTTAAGATTCAAAGTCCTGGATATGGATTCACAGAGATTCCACCACTCACAATAAATAGTGACACTGGAATCGGTGCAGATTTCTCTGTGGTTCTTAAATTCGTTAATGTTGATGAATTGATTGAACCAATCGATCCAGCTAAGATTATCCAAGTAATAAATTGCGTAGGTAAATAATGCCAAACTCACAGTCAGGTGATTTTGATATTGACACTAGGAGACATTTCCGATTTGAAGGCGGACAAAATTCTCCATATGGAAAGGTTAGTTATCGCGTATTAACTAATCTTGGCGCTGGCCATGGTTGGTATCAGAATGGTACAAGTGAAGATCACCAAATGGTTGCAACTGGCAGATCTGTCGAATCACTTGGTCATAAAGTAAAGAAGTCCAAGACTAATGAATCAGATCCTTTATTACCCGCAAAATTAATTCGTGCAAAACACGGTGATATTATTTTGGAGGCAGTAGATGGTGATATTATCCTAAAAGGTGATAACATCATAATGTATGCGGACGGTATCCGAAATACTGGGGATGGCGACATTCAGATGTATGCCAATAAGGCCGTAAGTATTGAAGGATCTGATGTTAGAGTTAGTAGTGCTAACTTGAGACTTATTGGTAAGAAAGACTTTTCTCTTATCGGAAAAGTATATGGCAATATAACTGCTGGAGTTCTAAATGCATCCGCTTCTTCCGATTTCGGTGCATCTACTCTACTTGGTAAGATGAAAGGTATTGCTGAGAGTTTGGGGGCGATCTAATGGCATTTTTTCCTGTAATGTATGGGAACCGACTTGTTGTTGGTTCTGAAGCTTCCGCTGGTGTCTCTAAGGTTCAAACACAACCTTTTGATGGATCTGTTCTTGGTGGATTTACTGTTCTCAATGGTCCTGTTCAAGTCGGTGTTGCTCCACTAGCACCAGTTCCTCTTGGAACTCTTCACATTGGACCCAACCCACCTACATCTGGCCCAACTTCTTTAGCCTCTTTACACATTGTTCATCCTTCAATCGGGATGAACGTTATTTCTCCGATTGCTGCTAATTTTTATGGAGCAGTCAATACTTATGCCATTCAACAGGCATATGGATCCGACTTTTCCTTTGGATTAAAACAGACCCTTGGAACGTTTAACAAGGTTGGAAAAGGTGTAGAGGTTGGAGGAACTACAAAGGCCGAACCAGGAATCACTGAGGCTGCACCAAATAGAACCAGTGCTGGCAACATGACAATTGCTGGTAACTTAACTGTTACTGGCACAATTAGCGGTGTAGTCAATCCCCAGGCCTGGAAAGGATTTGACATCAAACATCCTAAGAAACCAAATAGACGTATTCGACATATTTGCGTAGAGGGCCCAGAGGCAGCAATCTATGTCAGAGGAACACTCAAAGGATCTAACGTTATCGAACTTCCAGAATACTGGGATGGTTTGATTGACATTGAATCTATTTCTGTCCACCTTACTCCTATCGGAAACTATCAAGAGTTGTATGTTGACAAGATTGAGTGGGGTAAGAAAGTGATTGTCAAGAATAATCAAGGGTCTGCAATTAATTGTTACTACAAGGTTGAGGCCGCTAGAATCGATGGTGAACCATTGATCGTCGAATATGAAGGAGAAACTGCTGCTGACTATCCTGGAGATCCAACGCAATATTCAATCTCTGGTCATGATTATGGGAGGAAAGACTGATGCCATTAGATAACAATGCAAAAACTGAGTTTGTCATTGCAGATATTAATGCAAAGATAAAACAACAGAACGATATTATTGGATTCAATACAACATCATCATTACAATCTAGACTCGATTATGTTGATGAGATTGTTGCGGCTTTTGATCCTGCAATCAAAGGAATAGATAACAAAATCGTTTCCATTGGCCAATCTATCAATCAACTTAAAGATGAAATCATTGTTTTGATTTCTGATGCCGTTGGTGTATCTACAGTGAACACTTGTGGTATTGCAAGCACTGGTCCTGGTGGTGATTGTTTTGTTAGTGCTGATGGTGGTCTTGATGGTGGATGGGCTGGTGGTATTTCCACATGTCTGTTGGGATATACTCCCGAGTATTACGACACAGTTACTTCTAGGATTTGGGCATTTTCGAGTACATCATCGAATCCCTTTGTCTCATCTACTACAATTTTGAGTAGTGCTAGTAATACCTTTGGTGCTGGAATTGGAACGTTTTTGGTTGTTAATCAAAACAATAGTTCTTATACTGCTGGTTATCGGGTAACCTTGAAGAGTACTCCAAGTTGCTCTGCCGTTCAGACTCAAATTGATGCAAAAGATGCAGAGATTGCAACTCTAAGAAGTGAAATTGGAAAGTATCTTGGTGTTGTGAATACTATTCGAGAACAAAGATGGAAGTCTCAACTAGAGAAATGGGGTTTGGTCAGGGCTCAGAAAGAGGCTGAAGAGGATAAGGAAAAACTGGTTGGTGTTCTGACCGCCTTCACCGATTCAACGTACACGAGCCTGTTCCTCAAGTGACACAGGGCCCTTGCCCCAACCCCCTGACAGTGTTATTATACATAGGTAATGAGAGGTCACGAATGACTGACGAGTACCTGACAAAAGTCGTTATTGACGTTTGTTATAGAACTTTCTATCTGTTCTCATCGGATGGTGAAAAACAGATTGTCGATTGTGAAACTGTGGATCAATTCATGGAACTGCGTGAGATGGTCAACCTTGCAAAAGAGTTTGACGAGGAAGTACAAGTCATTTATTGTGATCCCATTACCACCCTTGCGGGTGTGGTGTAGGGGTAACATCTGAGCCTTCCAAGCTCCAGTCGCGGGTTCGATTCCCGCCACCCGCTTATGAAAGAATCGCAAGACTTCCATGCGTATCGCTTCGGTGGATTTAAAGTCACATCAATAACCCTCCTAAGACTGATTAGTGAATTGGAGGGTTCATATCAACTCCTCAAGTACATGGGATTTGAAGAGGATATGAATACTGTTGATGAGATGAAAAAACGTTACTACAAACTTTACTTCCAAAAATCAAAAGAAGAAAAGAATGCGACCTGAAACTCGTAAATCAATGGAGATGTTATTCTCCGCCAAGTGGAATGTTCCAACCGCAGCTACAAACTGTGGTTTATCTTGGAAAGAAATGAAAATAACATTCAATGAATATTGTGCATTTCATTCACCCACTTATTGTCCAGAGCCCGAAGATCAACTCAGTCTCTTCTGAGTTTGAGGGACTGTCGCCTATTGGTTAAGGCCCACTGCTTATAACGGTGTGAATCGGGTTCAATTCCCGACAGTCCTACCTCGCTCCTTTAGCAATCTGGTGAATGCAGCGAACTCATAATTCGCCTGAGGCGTGTTCGATCCACGCAAGGAGCACCTACGGGACGGTGGTGGAAGTGGTAGACACACCAGACTTAAAATCTGTTGAGCATTACGCTCGTGAGGGTTCAAGTCCCTCTCGTCCTACTAGTCTTGGACAGACTTAAAACTTATCCTGGTGCGCCTAGATACATAGTCTCGGGATGACTTTAAAAGCGCCCTGGTCGGGAACCCCTTCCCCCGTCATATACTGCGAAGTGTATGACATCTGCCACTTTAGCTCAGCTGGATAGAGCAACGGTTTTGTAAACCGTAGGTCGTCGGTTCAAGTCCGACAAGTGGCTCCACGAGGAGTAGCTCAGTTTGGTAGAGCACTCGCTTTGGGAGCGAGTGGCCGCAGGTTCGAATCCTGTCTCCTCGATTATGCAGTTATCATCATGCATGAAATACCTTTTATTGTAAAAGAAGATTTTCTTGACGAAGGTGAATTTTCTCAAGTTGTAGAAGAAACAGAAACTCTCCTTGATAGTTTTATCGAAGTAGAATTTAGTAGACCTGCAACAAAAGATGGAGTCATACTTAAACACAGTAGTGGTATGATGTATGACGACTATTACAATGGATTATCGAAGGAACTATCTCCAACAGTAAAAATCTTTCATAAAAAGATATTTGATAACTTTCTTTATAGTGAGTTTGATCAAATAGGAACTCTGTGTCATAACTTAAACTGGACTAGTATGATGATTTCATACTATGAAAATGACGATTACTATAAACCACATTTTGATGCATCTTTTATCACAGGGCTCTATTGGTTTGACATAAGGCCACAAAGAAAATTTGCTGGTGGAGAATTATATTTGTATAATGGTACTAAGTTTATGCAACCTGATGCTGCGATTCCATTTCAACCAGTTAATAACCGATTTGTTGCATTTCCCAGTTGTTACTTACATGAAGTGAAACCAATAGTTTTATCTGAAAGATTTAAAGGTCAAGGTTATGGGAGATTCTGCATAACCATGTTCTGTGGTCACGGGTCATAGTAATGATTGTCTAAATATAAGGAGAAGAAATCTTGTACGCCGCAGGATAGCGAAATGCCTTTAAGTAGACTAGAGAATTTCCTTAAGAACGTTGAAGGTAACATTCTATATGTAAACCCATCTGACCTTGATTCTACTGATAGTATTGAGAATCAGGGTAATTCTCTGACTAGACCATTCAAAACTATTCAGAGAGCTCTGCTTGAGTCTGCAAGATTCTCGTATCAGATTGGTCAAAATAATGATAAGTTCAACAGAACCACCATTCTGTTGTATCCAGGCGTTCATGAGATTGATAACAGACCTGGTTTTAACGTAGTTGATTCTGGCGGCAGTGGACTGTTCAGAGATAGAAATGGTAATATTCAAACCTTAAATCAATTAACGGCGGATAGTAACTATAATATCAACGACTCGACAAACGAACTTTACAAGTACAACTCTGTAGAGGGTGGTGTTATCATCCCTCGTGGTACTTCTATTGTTGGTCTTGATCTTCGTAAAACTATTATCAGACCAAAATTTGTACCAGATCCTACAGATGATGCTATCCTGCGTTCAGCCATCTTCCGTGTAACTGGTGGTTGTTACTTCTGGCAGTTCACTGCTCTGGACGGTGACTTAAATGGATCGGTATATAAGGACTATACGACTAATAGATATACTCCTTCATTCTCACACCACAAACTCACCGTATTTGAGTATGCTGATGGTGTAAATGGAGTTGGTATTGGTACTTCTACCAGCACCACTGATCTTTCAATGTATTATCATAAAGTCCAAAGGGCTTATGGTGACAGTTCTGGTCGTGCCATTGGTGATTTCCCTGCAACTCTTGATATGCAGGCTAAACTGCCTGAATATGAAGTTGTAGGCCCACTTGTAAACAATGATGTTGGTATTACAAGTATTCGTGCTGGTGCTGGATCTAAGACAAATACTTCGACAACGATTACAGTAGACTGTTCTACGCCACACGGCCTGGTGGTTGACAGTCCATTTAGAGTTGCTGGTGTTAATACATATCCAAATATCTACAACGGAAACTTCCAAGTAACTGGTGTTTCTTCCGAAAGAATCTTTACATATAGAACAAGTTCTTCACCTCTTGATGGTCTTCCTTCACTTGATGGTGATGAGAAAATTATTGCGGACACTGATAGTGTCTCTGGTGCTTCTCCATACATCTTTAACTGTTCTGTAAGATCAGTTTATGGTCTCTGTGGTATGCACGCTGATGGATCTAAAGCCACTGGCTTTAAGTCCATGATTGTTGCCCAATACACTGGTGTTGGTCTTCAGAAAGATAATAATGCTTTCTTACTGTATAACTCCACCACAGGTCAGTATGACAACAATGCTACTGTGGCTGACAGTGAGAAACCACTTTATATCAATTCGGATGCGGTCTACAGACCATCATATGAAAGTTATCATGTGAAGTGTTCTAATAAGTCCTTCATCCAAATTGTATCTGTATTTGCTATTGGTTACGCAAAACACTTCCTCACAGAGTCTGGTGGTGACCAATCAATTACAAACTCTAACTCTAACTTTGGTGCAAAAGCTCTTGTATCGAAAGGTTTCCAAGATGAGGCCTTCAATAGAGACAATAAGGGCTACATCACACATATTGTTCCTCCACAAAGACTTTCTAAGTCCGATAAGTCAGTAGAGTGGTTGCCACTTAATGTTGGTCTGTCAACTGTAACAACATCAGAGATTTATCTCGATGGATTTACCGATCCTGATATTCCACCCCCAGTGGTTGTTGAAGGTTATAGAATTGGTGCAAGATCTGATTTTAATATCAATGGTCTTTGCAGCAATCCAGATCTTCTGAAGATTTCTATCGCTGGTGTTGGAACTTTCTCTGCACCAATTAAAATGTTGAATTCGGATGGGACTCCTGGTCCAAGCCGAATGAAGGAATATGATGTTGGATTTGTTGGAGCTGCAAACAGTATCACCAGCAGCACATTAACTCTCAGACAGGATCATGAACTCTATGCTGGTGAGAGTGTAAGAGTCATCTCTGATGATGGTTCAATGCCTGATGGCCTTGACTCAAATACTGTTTACTATGCAGTTACTAATGATTCCCAGAATGAAACTCTGAATGCTGATCAGATTAAACTTGCAAGAACTGAAAATGAAGCTATTCTTGGTGGATCTGGTAACTTTATCACCATCAATAATAACAAAGGTGGTAAGTTAAGAATCAACTCCAGAGTATCTGATAAACTCCCTGGTGATTTTGCTCACCCAGTTCAATACTCCACTAGTAATTCAAACTGGTATGTAAAAACTTCTACCAGTACATCGGAAAATACTATTAAGAATGCTCTTATTTCCAATAAGAATACTATTGGACCAAGAACTAATAAGTCATTCTTCGAAAGAAAAGAAGATACTAGATCTCTTGGCGATAAGATCTACAAACTTCGTTTTGTTATTCCCAAGACGTATCAAGAGGCGAGACCTCCTATCCCTGGATTTGTAATTCAAGAATCCAGCACTGTCGGTGTAACAACGGCCACTGATTTCACGGATAATGTCCCAGATGCAACAGTATTAAGAAACCTCAGAATACTTAAGAGTGTTGACAGAGATTCAAATACTGGTATCACAACCATTGTTACTGAGAAACCTCACAACTATGAGGTTGGTGATGAAGTTAAAATCCTGAATGTAAAGAGTTCTGGAAACACTGTTGGTGCTGCCAACACTGGATACAACATCACAAGAAAAGTAGTTGGTATCACAAGCTCCAAGGGCCTTGAGGTATCGTTTGCGAACGATCCTGGTTCATTCATTAACACTCTTTCTACCAGAAATAATGGTCTTCCAACCATCTCTAGAAAGACATCCAAGGAAACATTTGTTGTATATCGTGTAGAAACTCTCAAGGCACACGAATATAACAAACAGGATGGTGTTTATCACCTTATCTGTATTGATGGTAGTATCAAACCAACTGTTAATGAGTTTGGTAGTGAGACCTTCAATCAACAAATTGAAAATCTGTATCCTCAGTTTGATGCAGACAACTTTGTCATGGATCCATCTCCTGCGGCTAGTTTCGCAGTCAATGAGCCAATTGGTAAGGTTGTAACCAACAGTCTTCAATATAGTGTTACTAAGGAATTTGCCAATAGATTTGCAGTAAGTAATGGACTTGGAATCGCTGTAACTTTCGCTGAAGGTTCCACAGCAGGTATTTCAACTGTATATCTTGATAGAGAACACAATCTCAATACTATTGTTTCTGTCAGCCTTGGATCGACTGGTTCTGGATACGGTGCTGGTATTACAACAACTCTTTATAATGCGTCTCTTGTATATCCTTCGAGTGGAGATGGTAGTGGTGCTACTGTAAACATCGATGTTGATGGTATTGGTGGTATAACTGGAATCACCATTGTAGATGGTGGTAGTGCCTATAGTATTGGTGATACTCTTCAGATTGTTGGTGTCCAGACTGGTGCTGGTCATGTTGTTGGATCTGTTACTGTAACTAAGACATCGGATAACGTTGGTGATGCCGTTCAAATCGTTGGTGTCGGTACATCACTTTCTCGTTATGCAAGTGGATACAATGGTGTCTATAAGATCACTGGTATCAAGCCAAAAGAAATTGCATACGACAATGGATTCTGGCCTGGTTACTATGATGTAAATACTGTTGGTATGCAGACTGGTTTTGCACTGTATGCTGGTAACGCACCAGTAGTCTCTGCAATTTCTTACTCTAGTGCTGCAACAGGTATTGTAACTGTTACAACTTCTGGTCCACATGGACTGAATGTAAACAATCCATTTAGAATTGTTGGTGCTGCTCAAACAATCTATAATTATGAAACCATTGTAAACGAGAAGATCAGCAACACTCAGTTTAACTTCAAGTTCAATGAAGTTTATACTCCAGTCTCCTACACAAGTGGTGCTTCGGTCCTCCCAATAGGTTACGGTGCGAGAGGTGGTAGAACAGAGGCTGGAAATGAGAGAGTTGGACAGAGACTTGTCCCATTCGTTTCAGGCATTTCTACAACAATGTCTGCGGCCTCAATCAACTCAACTTCCACAACATTAACACTTTCCGATAGTTCTGGATTCTATAAGGGAGACTATGTACAGATTGATGCTGAAGTTATTCGTATCTCTTCTGACTTCTCATCCAATGCAGCCACCGTTCTCAGAGGTCAACTTGGTACACGTTCCGCATCTCATGATGCCTCTTCTTTAGTCAAGAAGATTCGTATCGTTGCTACTGAGAAGAGAAGACATTCGATTCTTCGTGCATCTGGTCACACGTTTGAATACCTTGGTTTTGGTCCTGGTAACTATTCAACTGGTATGCCTCAAAAGCAGACCAGAGTTCTCACCAAAGAAGAACAGTTCCTGTCACAGTCTCTGACATCTAATGGTGGTGCAACAGTTTATACTGGTGTTAATGACACTGGTGACTTCTATATTGGTAACAAACTTATCAACTCTCAGGATGGAACGGAATCAACATTCAATATTCCAATTCCAACTGTAACTGGTGCTTCCGAAGACGCTGCTGGAGCTGCTACAAGACTTGACGTAATCTTTGATAGTGTTAGTGTTCGTGAAGGTCTCACAGTTGATGGTGAAAATAACACTACTGTTAAGATCAATGCACCAACCACTATCAGTGAAAAATTAACCACAACTGGTACAGATGGTATTGAAGCTGTTCAAATCTCCATAAACGGTGGTCTTCCTCAGAACAGAACAATAACATATTCTCCAACAAAACCAACTGCTTCTGGAACTGTTGGTGATGTTACATTCAACTCTAACCCAAGCTTTGGCCAATATATTGGTTGGATCTTCACTCAAGAGGGTTGGAAGAGATTTGGTTTAATTTCAACAGAAGCCGACTCAACAAAACTGAGTGTTGGTACTGTTGGTGTTGGATCTACAAGTGCTTCCAGAATTGGTCAACAAGATGGTCTTGATGTTCGTGGTACTATTGTTGCTGATGCGTTTGTTTGTGCTGGTGTTTGTACATTTAGTGGTGGAACGACATTTGCTTCGGTTACTTTTGATTTATTAAATGTTGGAATTGCAACTATAACGAATACACTTGATGTTCAACAGAGTGCAAAGTTTAGTGGAATCACTACTTACTTCAGTGGCTCTCAACTCAAGTTCAGAGATGATGTTAACGCACACTTTGGTATTGCTAATGATCTTACAGTCCGTCATGACTCTGGTGATGGAAACTTAGTTCTGAACAATAATAGTATGAACTTTACCCTTAAGGGTAGTCAAGATATCTCTATTCAAGATAACTCTGGTAACAATTACATCTTCTGTAATAATTATGTCTCACTCTATTACAATGGTAGTGAAAAATTAAGAACTACCAATACTGGTGTTACAGTCTATGGAACTATAGCTGGTGTTTCCACTGGTGCAGACAGAATCAACGTTGACGAGGCCGCAGGTAATACAAATTATCAGGTCCTATTCAGTGAAAACCAAGGCGCTGGTTATCAGAGACCTTACATTGATTCTGAATCTGGTGTATTTACTTACAACCCATCGACTAATACTCTGTCAGCTGGAGTATTCAATGGTTCTGGTGCATCTCTGACCAACATTCCTAACAGTGCAACCACTGCAACCAATTCAAATACTGCAAATACTATTGTTGCTCGTGATGCTTCTGGCAATTTCTCTGCTGGAACTATTACTGCTTCTCTGAGTGGTAACGCCAGTACTGCTTCTCAAGTATATATTAACAACGATGACAGTGGTGATACCAACTGTCCAATCTTGTTTACGCAGAACACAACTGCTGGTAATAAACCAATTTATGAAGACTCTGCTCTTTATTTTGATAATACAAACAATATCCTGTACACCACTACATTCTCTGGTGCATTGAGTGGTAACGCCAGCACTGCTTCTCAGGTATATGTTACCAATACAACCAGTGGTACTTACTATGTGAATTTCTCTTCTAGTGGGTCTGCTAACCGTGATATTCGTAATGCCACTTCACTTTCATATAATGCTACCACTGATGTATTGAGTAACACTTCTGACGAGAGGTTGAAAGAAAATATTGAAATTATCTCCAATCCTATTGAAAAGGTACAACAACTTCGTGGTGTTACCTTTGATTGGAAGAAAAATGGTGCTGCTTCTGTTGGTGTGATTGCACAAGATGTTGAGAAAGTACTTCCACAACTTGTAACTACAGATGATGAAACAGGTTATAAGTCAGTTGGTTACGCAAACATGGTGGCCGTACTGATTGAAGCTGTTAAGGAACAACAGACACAAATTGAAGAATTGAAAGCAAAGGTTGACGAATTATCTAAATAGAAAAGACCGATAAATATCGGTGACTAGGTAGATACCATCGTTACAGCCATATGGCATCCAATATCCGATTTAAAAGATCTTCCGTAACTGGGAAGGTCCCAACCGCAGTACAACTGCCAATTGGTGAATTGGCTATGAACACCACAGATGGTGTTCTTTGGATGCAAGAAGAGGGTGGAAGAATCCTTAACATTCGTGCTGGTGCAGCACTGACTGAGGGAAGATTCATCTACGTCTCTACATTTGGCGATGACACTAATAACGATGGTAGTAGTCCATCAAAGGCTAAAAGGACAATCAAAGGTGCTCTAGGCATTGCTACTGCTGGAGACACTATTGAAGTTGCTGCTGGTACTTTTGTTGAAGATAATCCACTGGTGGTTCCACCTGTGGTTGCCATTCAGGGTGAGGATTTGAGGTCTACCACGGTAAGTCCTCAGAATACCAATGCTGATTTTTTCCTTGTAAATAACGGCGCATTTATTGGTAACATGAGTTTTGTGGGATCTGCCACAACTCATGCAGTAGTTGCTTTTGATCCAAATAGAGTCGGTGTTGTAACTCAGTCTCCATATATTCGTAACTGTACCAACTTCATTCCAAACAGTATTGGAATGAGGATTGATGGTAGTCTGAGAATGGGTAATAATGGTGTCAACGGCTCAATGGTTGTTGACTCATACACACAATACAATCTGAATGGTATTGGTGTTTCGATTACCAACAAGGCCTACGCACAGTTGGTTTCGATCTTTACTATTAACTCTGGAATTTCTATTTTCTGTGGTTCTGGTGGTGCATGTGACATTACCAACTCCAACTCTTCATTCGGTAACTTTGGTCTTATTGCTGATGGTGTAAGTCCTGTTCAGTACATTGGTTTCTCTACAACTTCCTCTGGAATTGGTAGTGACCGTATTGAAGTTCAGTTTGGTAACAGCAGAGGACTGCAAATCACTAACTTTGAGTATGATCAAGCCACTGGATTCTCAACAGTCACCGTAGCTGAATCACACAACCTTGCAGTTGGTTATGCTGCCACCCTTCAGGGTATTGGTTTCACATGTGCTGGTTATGGTCAGACACATGCAGTTTCCACGTTCATCTATGATGAACAGACTGGTATTTCTACTGTAACGACTGCAACCAATCACGGATTGATTGCTGGTCAGAACTTCAAGATTGAAGGTCTCTCATTTACTTGCCCTGGTGGATCTGGAATCACTACAACCGTCTTTCCTGATGGGAAATATGGTTATATGTTCAAGGTTGATTCTAAATTATCAGATACTAGTTTTACATATAATGCTGGTGCATCGAACATTGTTCACACTCACACAGCAGACACTGGTATCATTCGCACAGGTATTAACACAGACATCTTCCCAAGTCCAGACATTCAACCAGGATCTTCTGGATTTGTCTATGATGTAGTTGGTGTTGAATCTCCTACTAAGTTTAATGTCTATTCTGGCATTTCATCAATCACTCACACCTTCGTTCAGGCTGGTATCAGAACAGTAACAAACGCTGTTTATACAGAATCGACTGGTATTACCACGGTTACTGTAACCGAACCACACTTCATGAAGGTCACAGATCATGTAAGACTTGATGGGTTAGAGTTTAGTTGTGCTGGATATTCGACTGGTCCACAAGTCAACATCACTAATGTGTTGTATGACAACACCACTGGTGTTACCACAATTACAACTGGAACTGCATCTTCTGTTACCGTAGCAAAGACTGTCCAACTTGCTAACATTGAGTTTAGTTGCCCTGGTGGTAGTGGAATTAGTACCACTATCTTCCCAACTGCGTTACATAATTCAAATGCAGTTTATGGCCATGATGTGTTCCGTGTCACTGCGGTGAACAGTGCCACTGAATTTGAAATCAACGCTGGAGTATCAACTATTCCACATACTTACGTCAGTGGTGGTACTGCTATTGCTGGTGTTACTACGACTACTTTCCCAGATGGAAGTGGTCGTTATGGATATGTTTTTGAAGTTATAGGTATCACAAGTACAACATTTACTGTTGATTGTGGTATTTCAACTATCGCACATACTTATGTTTCTGGTGGAACTGCTAGAAAAGTTGGTGCTGCAAAACTCTATGCAAACCGTCCGTATGATGGTCAAGTTCTGTATCTTGACACTCTGTATAAACAGTTGGACAAGATTGATGTAACAAGCACTGGTTCTGGTTATCAATCAACACCCGTAGTTACAGTTTCTGCACCTGAGGGTCCAAATGGAACTCGAGCCACGGCTGAAGCCACAGTTGAAAATGGACAAATTAAAGAAATTACTGTAACCAATAATGGTTCTCAGTATATCAATAATCCTTCTATTACTATTACTGGTGGAAGTCCAACTATTGCGGCTGGAACGACAACAGGAATGAGACCTTTATACTACACTGTTGAACAGGCCACCCAACCAGACAAGTATACTGGCATTTCTACAGTTATATTTGACCAGGTTCTTAATAATGCAGTTGGTGTTGGAACTACCATTTACTTCCATCAAGTAAGTCTCGTTCTTGCATCATCACACTCATTTGAATGGATTGGTTCTGGTGGAGACTTAGCAGGTTCTCGTCCCAGACTTGGTGGTGTTGGTATTCAAAGTTGTGAAGTGGTAGGAAGAGATGGTGGTATCGTGGTTTATACATCCACGGACCAGTCTGGTAACTTCCGTATTGGTAATGACGTTAATATCAATCAGGTTACAGGTACTATCTCTGGTAGAGCCTTCAACCAAAGTCTGTTAAATACAGTAACACCTCTCATCATCGCTCTGGAAGACTAAAAAATGGCGATTACCCCGTTAAACGTATTCAGGACGGTTAGGCATAATGTGACTGCCAGCACTGTTGGTATTTACACCGCTCCCCCTAACGTTGCGTCCATCATTCTTGGAGCATATGCTGCGAATGTTTCTACAGGCATCGCAACAATTACAGCCTCTCACTATAGATCAACTGATGGTTTAGGTGAAGTTGCAATTGTAAATGCAATCAAAATTCCCAATAATGACACTCTGTCAATGATTGACGGAAAACTCATTCTTGAAACTGATGATGAGTTTAGAATTAGTGCTACTGAAGCCGGCACTGTAGAACTTACATTAAACATTCTGGAAACCGCCAAACAGTAATAAAAAATGCCTAAGTATATTTCTGGCCGCGTTCCTACTAATAGCCCTGGTGCAGCTAGCACAGATAGGTATGAGTTTTTGGGTTTGGAAGATGCCGAACCTAATCTTGGTATAGCTCCTGCTGATAATTCTCTGGTTAGCACTGGAAGTACAGGTGCTAGGGTTCTTACTGATACTCCCACCGTTACGGGTATCAATGCGACTGGAATTGTAACTGCAACAACAGGCATTATTACGACTGTCAATGCGGAGACAGTAGACGTTAGTTCAAATCTTTATGCTGTAGCTGGTGTAGTAACTTCTTTGACATCTACTGATATTGTAGGCACTGGTGCCACAATTTCAACCGTAAATGTCAATCAGGCCAATGTAAATATTGGTGTTGTTACAACATTAGATGCGGAAACTGTTGATATTAGTTCAAATCTTTATGCTGTAGCTGGTGTAGTAACTTCTCTTACCTTTACTGATGTTGTTGGTACTGGTGGCACAATTACTTCATTGGAAGTAGTCCACCTGACCCCAACTGATATTGTTGGTACTGGTGCAACAATTACAACTATTAACTCCACAACAGTAGTAGTTGCATCTGAAACTGTCACTGACATTGTAGGTACTGGTGCTACCTTCACTGATCTTGAATCAACCAGAGCCACAATAACGGACACTGTTGGTACGGGTGCCACATTTACTACATTGAATGTAACTGGTGATGCAACCATAACCAGATTGGCCCCAACAGATACTGTTGGTACTGGTGCTACTTTCACCGATTTAACTGCAACCAGATTAACTCCCACTGATACAGTTGGTACAGGCGCTACATTTACCACTGCCACTATCAGTAGACTGACACCAACAGATACTGTTGGTACTGGTGCCACATTTACTACATTAAATGTAACTGGTGATGCTACTGTAACTAGATTGGCTCCAACGGATACAGTTGGTACTGCTGGTACATTCACGGATCTCAATGTAACCAGATTAACTCCCACTGATACTGTGGGTACTGCAGCTACATTTACCGATCTTGATGCAACTAGATTTACACCTACCGATACTGTTGGTACTGGTGCAACATTTACCACTCTTACTACAACATCTCTCAGTGCAACTGCTGGAAATCTTGATGTTCAAGCCACTGTAGTTGGTGTAGCGAATACTCTATACGCAAGAACAGGTGTTATCACAGATCTTACTGTAGAAGATCGTTTAGCTGTTGGTGGTGGTGTCACTGTTAGTGCCGCATCTACATTCTCTGGGGATGTTACATTTTATGCTGGTATTCGAGACTTCGAAGGTGATATTGGTCTTCCTGGCCAAGTTCTTCAGTCTACTGGAAGTCAAGTTAATTGGGTAAACTTTGGTCAGGCTGGTGTAACGATTCAGGATGAAGGCAGCACTGTAGGAACCGCTGGAAGTGTTTCTATCATTAACTTTGATGGTGCTGGTGTAGTCGCTACTGCTAGTGGTATTGGTGCTACAATCACGATCGGTGCATTAGACACTGCTGCTGGTCTTGATGGTGAG